CGTCCTGCCGCACATACTCATTGTACAGGGCCTGGGCCATCTGGTAATTCCCTTCCGCCTGCGCCTGCACTGCCGCGTTGCGGTATTCAATCGCCAGCTGCTGCTGTTGCAGGGCGTTTTCCGCAATGGCATCAGACTCCTTTGTGGAGATGTCCGTGAGGTTGCTTTGCAGCACAGCGGAGTTTGCAAGAGCCGCCTGCCCGCTGGTTCCGGTGTTCAAGCCTCGTGCGTTTGCGTACTCATTAAAGGCCATCCGGGCAATATCATTCTGAGACGCCGCTTCATTCCGGGCTCCCTGGTAAATGCCGGGAATTTTCTCCGCGTCCGCCTGCAGGCCTGCCAAATTCTGTTCGTATGCCGATTTCAGGGCCGCCAGCTGTGCATCTGTGTAGGCTTTGTACATGTCATTCAGGTATCCGGAAAGGTCCGTCGGCTGGAGAGAGTCATAATAGGAAGAGTCTCCGCCTCCGGAATATCCGCCCCCACCATACCCCTCCTGTTCCCGTTCCTGCCTGTTTTTGACATTGATGGCCTTTTTCGCATACCCATTATCATCGTAGGTATATTCATAGTCTCCCTTCGTGACCGTCTGCCCAGCCAGTCCCTCGTTTCTGGACATATCCGGTCTGGTTTTCCCGCGGATAGACTCCTCTGCAGCTGCCATATCAATTTCACCTCAATTTCAAAAAAAATAAGCGCCAAAGCCCGGATCACTCCGAACTCTGGCGCTGAACGCTCTAGCTTGTTATCAAGTTGTACAACAATTATACAACAAAAGAGGCCGCTATGCAAGCGGCCCCCTTGTTTTGTGGGAATTATTCCTGATTGAGATGCTCCATGCACATCCGGATCGCTTCCCGCTCCCGGTCATTGGATGCATCCTCCATCATAGCGCCCAGCTGCTCCATCATGGAGTCCTTCGCCTCACTGCGGGAATAACCGCGGGCACGGGAGTAGCCGTCGCGGCTGTATCCGCCGCGCCCGTCACGGGAGTAGCCGCCGTCCCGGCTGTAGTGGCCTCGGACATAGTGCTTGCCACGGTTGGCATAGCTGGAGCCTCTGGCATAGCTGGAAGGAGAGTCCATGTCGGCTGCCTGACTGTAACCGCCCTCCTCCAGCATCATGATCTTGTCCACGTTCTTGGTGGTATCCGTCAGCTTGTGGACCATCTCCAGGTCCCCGGCGTTCATGTTGCTCTTCTGGGCATATTCCTCCAGCTCCTTGCAGAGCTTTTCTTTCAGGTCATACAGATATTCCATATCGGTTCTCCTTTCACGCGATGCGCTCAACAATAAAATTACTGTTGGCAACGAGGATGGGCTGCGTACTGGTGTTCTTTGCGGCGACGGTGACACAGCAGTCACGGGGGACATCCACCACAGCGGAAACATAAATATTGAAGAAATCCTCTGCAGCAGCCGGGGTGACGGTAGCGGTAGAAGCGTTCAGCGCCTCACCATTGATGGAGATCGCTGCCGTGATGGCCTCCACGGTCCCACCGGTGGGGATAGCAATATTCGCTCCAAAGGACACTTTGAATTTTGCCCGGCACTGGTTCGTTAGCCCGCGAAGAGTCACAAGTCCAGCGCCTTCCCGATGCACAATGCAGGGCTTGCCCGTGTTGGCCTCCTCAGTAAAAGGCACGTTCTGACCAGCGGCAACGGTTACGATTGCGCTGTTGCTGTATTCAGCCATAATCTCAATCCTCCTTCATGGTAACAGGGTGATAGTAGTCTTTGTTACCTACAGCTGCAAAGTTTTCCATAAGCATCTGCCATGCTTCCTTTTCATTCGGCTTATAAAGGCAGTCAACCATCTGAACGACCTCCGTATATAATTTCAGGTCCATCATGTTCAGTTGAGTTTTGTCGATTGCGGCAAGGTGGGCAACAAGGTCATCTTTAACAGTTTGAATGTCCATAAAATCAGTCCCTTCAAAAAGATAGCGGCGAGGCTGTTGCCCCGCCGCATGGTTCAAAATCGGCACGGGGCCGAACATGTAAGCCTTTCTTACAAGTTGATGTATTGGGTTTTAGCAGCCGCAGCCGCAGGGATTGCACCCACATCCGGCATAAGGATTGGGCACCTGATAGGCCGGGACAGGCATGGGATTGATGCGGCGGATCAGCTCGGCAGTCTGCGCTTCCTGGTTGGCGGTAATGAAAGCATTCTGAGCCGCCTGAGAAGCCTGGAACTTCAGGCTCTGGTTTTCAGCCGTCAGAGTAGCGATCTTGTCCTGGGTCAGGAAGTCCAGGATCGCTCTGCTGTTGGCGTTGGCGTTGTCGATGATGTCCCGCGTGCTGGACTGGATGGTGTTGCGGGTATCGCAAGCCTGAGTTGCCATGTCGTACCGGACGCCGTCAATGCTCCGCTGAGTATCGCAGCAGCACTGCGCCAGCTGGGCGCCGAGGGCGTTAAAGCCCGCCTGCGTCTGATAGCCCAGGTTGCTCACGGCATCCCGGATGGAGGTCTGGCCGTTCTGGAGGCCGTTCAGGGCGAAGCCCTCGTTGATGTCAGAGCGGGTAGCAAGGCCCTGGAGGCCGGGGTTGTTGACCCCACCGCCGCCACCGAAGCCGCCATATCCGCCATTGCCCCAGCCAAAGATGCCCCAGATAAGGAACAAAATGATCCAGCTGGACCAATCGCCGCCCCAGCCGCCGAAACCGCCGTTTCCGCCTTGGTAGGCGGGAGTCACGGGCATAGTCATCACAGCGCCGTCAGAAGAAAGACTCATTGTGTTATCTCCTTTGTAGTTTTATTTTCAAAACCGTGGCCACGGATTTTGATTGACTTTTGATTCCGTTTCTGGTACAATAAATATGTATAAGGGAAACGGCGCAGTGTATCAGTTTCGGCTGGGAAATGTGTCAACTTAAAGAGCGATATTCCATGAGTACCAGCCGTGGGATACCGCTCTTTTACTTTTTACTTCCCAAACATCCCTCGCATCCCCTCGAACATGCCCTGCATCTGCTGGGCCTGCTTTTGGACTTGGTTGAGCTGATCTTGGGAAATGCGCCCAGAGGATACCATCTCTTGTATCATGGCGTTGGGGTCTTTGCCGCGCATCTGCTGCATGAAGGATTGAAATTGCTGCATCATATTGGGCTGTCTGTTGCCGCCCATAGCCTGATAAAACGGGTTCATTCTGCATCCTCCTTCTCTGCTTTTGTAGCTGCCAGCGCATCCAGACGGGCCTCCAACGCCTCCAAACGGGACAGGGGCGCATACTCTACCGTCGGAGCCTGCGGGGCCTGTATGGGCCTCTGATTGCGCTCTACGAGGTCATATATTTTCATGGATGGTTTCCCGGAAGCGTCCGCCTGTTTAAGGTAGACCACCGGGGCGTTGCTGTCCCACAAGGTAACAGCAGAGTTAGGCGCCACCAGATAATTTGCCGCTTCCATCTCGCTCTGCACCCACACAATAGACGGAGATGCCGGGGCTTGCTGCGGCTGCTGCACGGGCTGATAGGGCTGCCGCAGCTGCGTCAGCTGGTCCGCCATAGGCGGCTGATACGGTTGGTACGGCTGATAGTAATAGGGATAGTTCGGCATCTCACGTCATCCTTTCTGCCAGAAGTAAAGTACGGTCTCGTTCTCGCTGTGCCATGTATCGTAGATCACACCATCCTGCAGGCATACTACATGCCCAGACAGGGCCAGGATGTAAGTGCCGTGCGGATGCCCCATCGCGAACTCTGCCACGGTCATGTCCTCAGGTGCCATGTCACGCTGAAAGCCATGCCGCCGGAGATAAGCCCCCCATGTGGCGTTTGCGCTTGGCATATCGCCTCTCACAGCGCCCTCAATGCAGAGGCCAAGGTATGTTCTGTACCAGTCCTGCTCCAATGCTTTTGAGATGGCCCGGACGGTGCAATCCCCCACATTTTTCTCGTAGGGATTCGGATTGTAAAATTCAAACATATTGCTTTCGGTCATCATACAAAAGCTCCTGCTGGTGGATGTATCCTTCCAGGCCGGAGTAATTTCCGTCAGTGGCATATTTCATGCAGATGTCCCACGCGCTGGATTCCGTGAAGCCGCAGGCCACCAGCCGGGCCACCAGTTCTGAACCATTCAAAATCAAATCAAACACGTCCTTATGTAAGAAATCAGGAGGCCGCAAGGAGGGCGGCGACGTGTACCAGCCCTTGTTCCTTACGTCCTCCTGATGATATTTTCGCAAAAAAAGGCCCCGCCTGGGTGGTGCCCAAGCGGGGTTTCGGTGAAGTTATGTGAAATGTAGTTTTTGAGCTGTGCTTTCAACTTTGTGGAGAATCCGTTTGACTCGGTGAGAGATGGTAGACCGCTCCCAGCCGAACTCCGCTGCAATGTCGATCTGCGGGACTTGGTCGATCAGGTAGCGCCGGGCAATGTCCGTATCATCATTTCCAAGATTAGCTTCCCGGATGGCCGTCTCCATCTCGGAGCGCATAAGGCCATCCAGGATATCCGGTAATCTGACACGGGCAGTTGCCACAGTTTCACGTCCTTTCGATCAGCTCCCAAAGCCGATGCAACATCGTGCACATCTGCTGCCGGGTAACAGGCTGGGAGAGCATCAAGTCTCCCTCGCTGTTGCCCGTCAGGATGCCGTTTGCAACGGCCCATTCCACGCCCTCCTTGTGGGCGCCGCTGGGTGTATTGTCCATAATCTTGACCTCCAGTCTCTTCTTGAACTCTGCCCACTTCTGGACGTTCACCAAGTACGACGGGCAGTGCTTTCCTGTCACATCAAAGTGGCGGTACACGTTCTCAATGGGAATGCCGTACTTCTCCATCAATTCCCGACCAAGCTCCGCTGCGTTTACAAGCGTGGACTCGCTGGCCTGATAGACACCATTCCGGATGGTATCACACATCTCAATGCTGATGGAGTTGGTGTTAGTAATGATGCCGTACATGGTGCCGCCGCCAGTCTTGTCGGCGTTGGCGTACTTGCTGCCGCCGACGGACCATGCCACTTTTAGATCAGGCACAGACCGCCAGACTGTAGTATCATCGACAAAGTAGTGGGCGCTGGCCTTGACGATGTTGTTCTGAAAATACTTTGCGTTGTTTGCCGCCCTATCCCCGTCATTTCCGGTGTAGTGGTACACTAGATACCGGATTTGGCTGGCGTTCCGGGAACCACCATAGTTCTCGGAGTTCGCCAGCTGCTCCTTTATCGTGTAGCTCATTTACTGTCACTTCCCAGCTGCTTGATTACCTGGTTGGCTCCGGTAGCAGCCAGACCGCTCACAATGCCCACAGCCGCCGCGGTGATGTAGTCCGTGGCTGGGAAGTCAGGTATGAGGAACATACCTACCACACCCAGCACAGCGCCGCAGACGCCGCAGATGATGGGGATGAACTTGCTGTCCAGAGAAGACGCTTTCACGCCCTGCCCGATCAGCAGGCAGATGACGGTGATGGCCGCCACACCTGTAATTCCAAGAGAGGAAATGTCCATACTCAGCCCTCCGGCTCCACCAGGGTATCGCCCTTCAGCTCGTACTTCTTCCCGGCGATGTAGACGAAGGCGGTCTCGGCGCCCATGTTCACATCCACGGTCTTGCCGTTCACCACATGAACCTTCTCCATGCAGCCTACTCCGTGGTCCATCAGGCCATAGCCGTTGACGGTGTCGGGAGTCTCCCCCGCGGTGGTCGCCACGAACTCCTCCTGGGTGATGACGTTGCGGTTGGGATCCAGGGTAAAGCCCGCGCCTGCCTCTTTCAGCGCCTCGTTCGCCTCGGGCAGAGCCATTTCGCCAGTGGTGTACTTGTTCAGAATTTCGTTGGTAGTCATAAGTAAGCTCCTTTCAAATTACAGCCCAATGCGGGCCAAAATAAACGCAATCACAGCCGCCAGAATCGCCCACACGGACTTGTCCACGATAGCTTCCCACCGCTTTTTCGGCTTGGCCTGCTCGACCTCCTGCCATGCGATCAGCCGGTCCAGCTTCTCCATGATATTGTCGTACTGCTCATTTCGGGCGGCCTCCGCCTTTTCCAGTTCCCGCATCCGGTCAAAGAGTTCTTTGTGGGTGCTGCGGGATGCCTCCCGCCATTCCGACATCTGCTTTTCCAGCATGTTCGCTTTGGCAAGCCCCAGGCAATCCCTCTGCGGGTCCAGGATGCACTTCTCGTCAGCCATTGGACACCTCCCCTAAATCCTCCCACTTGACATTTACCGTGCCTGGTGCCCACACGTTGTTGTCCTGACCGCTCCGCCAGACGTGGCCCTCATAGGTGCAGCAGTCCCCGGTCATGTACGGGCTGGTGGACAGTGCGAGAAACGGCAGGGCCTTGTCCGGGTCCGTGGACCATGCAAAGCCCCACTGGGCCTCCAGTTTCTCCGGCTCGTCCGTGTAAATGGCGCTGTCATAGGGCTGGAGGAGCCGCACTACCCTGCCCGCCGTGGACCGGCAGACAAAGCCCGCCTTGCGTTCCAGCATGTTCATGGCGTCACAGGCCGCCGTAAAGCTGGGGATGTAGTCCTCGGAGGCATACAGCTCCGCCCCCGTCATGTCCGAAGCCTGGGCCTGGAGGGTCTGTGCCCTCGCAAGCCCGGTATCTCGCATGGTGGTAAGTACAAACTGCTTGTCCGTCATACTTCGTTCACGCCCTCTCTGATTGCTTTCGCAAGCTCCGCATAGGTCACATACTCCGGTTCAGGTTCCGGCTCCGGCTCCGGCGGCAGAGATTCCTTCCACTCTTCCCAGGCTTCGGTGTTCGGCTCCACGGTGTAGACCGTCCGGAAAAAGCCCTCCTCGTACTCCTCCTCATGGCTGGTGATGGTAACAAAGCCGTTGTAATCCACCACCGTCTCCGCCTGTTCATCCGTCAGTGGGATTGCGCCGGGAAAGGGATTGCTCTGCGGGGCCGGGTAGGCCCCGGAGGGGTTGGGGTTCGGTTGGATATATCTCATGTGGCACCTCCCGGAATTGTAAAAGCGGCATAGTAGTATGTGACTCCGCTTTCGTTTAGTTGCACATAAGGGTTTGCATCATTTCCATACCAACTAACTGTCTTTCCTTCTAATTTTGCCCCCGCAGCCGCGCTGGATTGCAGGGTATTACTGCTATTCATATAGACATAGCCGAACAGTGAAAACGTATTTTTTAACGCGAGGCAGTTGAAAATGCCAAAACCATGTGTTCCGGCCGTAGAAATTAACAAGAAAACAGGAGTTCCAATAAATGTCAAGGACGATGGGCTATTTTCGCCAATTACGCCCGTCCCAACATAGTTCCCAGTCTCAATACTCACCATTGGGATAGTGTCGCCAAAAACGTCTTCAAACGTTCCAGCATCAACGTATTCTTGTTCATCGTGGATAACTCCCTGATGGTCGACATAGTAGGTAGCGACGAAGGTTGTCGGCATGATGAAAGCTGGACGGATTCCATCATTCTTATCTGACGCAACAAATGCATTAGTGCCATAGGACCCTTCAATTTTTAACACATTTTTACTTGTTCCTGTCCCTGGGCTTCTTGTAAAATAGCCAAACGCAACTCCGTTCAAATAAGCAATTCTTTTTTTTGCGCCGCTTGTCCCTATCCCACCTTCTTCAAAATAAGATAGTCTTGCTCCATCAATCGGAATGCCTGAATTATCACTTGTTGTCAAACCTAACTCATATCCACCTAACGGGAACACTTTGCATTCCAGCCCATTTGTCCCAGAATTTATCGTGCCAGAACCGTTTCCCACGCAGTACGGGATTCTCACATTTTTTATGGCTACCTGAACATTACTTGCATAGTTGGCGACATACCCGGCCATGGTCTGCATGATGGTGCTGTTGGGGAGGGTGTTCACGCCGGAGCTGTTCCACACACCGTTCTCTACGATGTCTTTTCTCAGCAGCCACGCACCGTCACAGGAAGCGTCGTACAGAGATGGATTGGGGTTTCCGATATGCACCACAATATGCGGCACCATGGTGCCGTTGTAAGGGAGATTGACTTCCTGGCCCACGGTGGCCGTCGCCAGATTGACCGTGACCTCCGAATATTTCGGATGACTGGTCTGGTTATACAGCACGCTCTTCGCCAGCTTGCTCAGTGCCAGCCCCAAATTGCCGCCCCAAATACCGGGTGTTCTCACCGCCTCGGCAATGGTCTTGGCCCAAATGGTCTTGCCCTGCTGGGTCAGGTCCGCCACGCTCCCGGCATCCGGAAAGGTGATGGCCGCCTTGGTGTACGTCCACTCCCGCGTCACCGTCACCACACCGCTGCCGGGATTGGTGGATGCCGTAATCTTGATAGTGCCCGTGCCCGTGGGCAAGTCCACCACCGAAATCTTGTTGTCGGCTCCGTTGGTGGCCGTGTATGTCTGAGTGTTGACGCCGTTGATGGTTTCTGTAACCGTCAAAGCACTGGTTCCGCTGGAGGACACCATATACTGCACATCATTTGTGAGAGTGCCCAAGCTGCCGTCAGAACCGGAAATTACCAGGGCAGAAAGAGGGACTACGGAAACAGATGTGCTCGTTGTATAATCGCCATATTTCCCGTTTGCGAGAGATTTGACGCGGTACTGTACGCTCGTCCAGGTGCCCACCGTTTCCTCAAAGCTCGTGTTCGCTCCGGAATACACTTGCACCCAGTCAGCATCGGTGTCCGCCTTGCGCTCCAGGATATAGCCGTCAGCGCCGTCTACTGCGCTCCAGGAGACGGAAATCTGGTTGCCCTGCATGGCCTGAATCGGCACAGTCAGGGCAGTGGGGGACGCCGGAACGCCAACGGTTCCATCGTCTGAAACCAGGATGGTAGGGTCCATAATCATGGCAGGTAGGGCGCCATAAGAGGGGTTTACCGTAGTGCTGCCCAAGCTGCCATCGGGCAAGATGTAAAACTTCCCGTCTGTGCTCAAAGAAACTGGAGAGCGAAGCCACCAAGCAGCCGCGGCTCCATTCAGTTTAGCAATCCGCTTGCTATTGGCTTCCGTGTCAAGTTCACTCTTGAAGTAATCCAGCTTCGCGCCGTCTGCGGGCATAATTCCGCTTGGGTCAGACAGGCCGACCTCATATCCACAGAGAGGAAACAGCTTGCACTCCAAACCATTTTCTCCACTTTTGATGTTCCAGTAAGGTTCTCCATTTCCTGGATGGTATGGGATTTTCACTGTCTTGATGGCAGACTGGATGTGGCTTTCATACCTTCCCAGATACCCAGCCATCGTAGACATAATTGTGGAGCCTGCAAGTGTGTTTGCATTGGTGCTGTTCCACTGGACGTTCTCCACAATATCCTGCCGCAGCAACCACGCGCCGTCACAGGCACTACCATACAGCCTTACATCCGGGTTCCCGATATGCACCACGATGTAGTTTACCGGGCTCCCGTTCTCGTCGATCTTGACGATGCTCCCCACCGCCACGCTGCCAAGTGTCTGCGCCATCAGTTACCACCTCCGTTGTAGGTTACTTGGATTTGAGTGTTCAGAATGGACGTAAAGAACGATGGGGCCATCTTTTCAACGGTGATTGTTCCATCCGGAATCTGCCCCAGGACAAGCCCTTCCAATTCATCACGGCCAGCCTTTTCGGAGTCAATCTGCGGTGTCAGCGTCTCATTCAAAAACTGTTTGATGGCCTGACCACCCTCGTCAAATTTGGCTTTCAGCTCCGCAGCCGTCAGGCCGCCCACGTCGTTCGGTTCATCGTCCAGAGCGGAGATGATCGCCATGTCCTTCTCAAACCTCGCCAGAGCCATGTATCAGGCCCCCCTTTCCTGCGGGACTTCTCCCGTCTGGTTGATAACCCGCTGCAAGGCCCCATATCCGGCGCCGCCCCGCAGCGGTGGATTTTCCTGCCCGGTGGGCGCGGGGCCGCTTCCATCTCCAGAGATACCGCCTGCGCCGCCCATCGCCATTGCCATCTGGCGCTGTTGGTCCGCCTGCAATACAGAAATCAACGTCTCCCGGTCTGTGATCTGACCGGCAGGCAGGCGCTTCAAATACTCCACTGTGGAAATCTTGCCCTGCATCAGCAAATTGTCCAGCGTCTGCATAGAGGCGATTTCGGACCAGTAAGAGGATGCTCCCACATCCAGGTCCACGGTAAAGTAGTAGTCCTTCAGGCTGGAAAAATCGAACGGAGCTAAGACCTTCCCATTAGACCCCGGCATGGTGAACATCACACGGTTGCCGCCTAGAGCTGTCTGGTCAACAGGAATCTCCACGTAGCGGTCCCCGTAATACTCGCCCATAAACTCCATGTAAATCCTGCCCTGGTCTTCAATGGCCTGCAGCAGCGTTTGCTTTGTCAGCTCCATAGGAGTCGCCGCCGCCCGCTGCAGGGCAATGATAGCGGAGGTGTTGTCGGGCCGTGTATCGCCAAGGGCCACGTCGGAAGCGCCCAGAAACCGCTGGGTGTAGGAGATTGCCAAGTCAATGAATTGGCTGATCTGCGGAGAGATGGTGGCCGGGTCGATGATCTTCGCCACATTCTCCACGCTGCCGTTGACGGCGATGGCCGCGCCCACCCGGTTGCTCCACTTGGCGACCTTTGTCTTGTCGAAGATGATTTTGGGGTAGGCCAGCATCATCAGAGAGATCATGGACATGGCAAACAGTTTGTTTACGAAAATCTGGTTCGGAATGAGACCTGTAATCATGGCCTGCCCATGGTAGCAGTCCTGTACAAAGTCCCAGGACATCCAGGAGATGGGATACAGCTTGATTCCAAGGTCCCATTCAGGCTTGATCTCCTGATTCTGCGTGCATTCATAACCATGGATGGTTCCGCTCTCGTCATCCCGCCACAGCCGCAGCAGGACCGTAACTTTATTGCCGCCCAGCTCGTCCATGCGGCTATCCCCGCTCTGCTTGCTGTCAGCAGTGATGCCGTCCGCATCATCCTCGCTGACGCCGTTTGCGATTGCCCGCTTCTTGGCCTCAGAAACCAGCATCCGGCGTTCAATCATGATATAGGGCTGACTCTGAACGTCCCGGCTGTTGGGATTTCCAAACAGCACCTGTGTGTTCATCAAAACTTCCGTTTTGATTGCGCCCTTGCTTGGCTGCCCTGTCTCTACATCAGGGTCCCAATAGGTGTACAGACAGCCGTCCCCATCCACCGCAGCGTTCCTGGCAAACTCGCGGATACAGGCCCCCATTTTGTTGAACTCGAAAATGGACTGGAATTGGTCATTCAAGAGGTCTGTCAAAATCTCCGCATCCTGCCCTGTCAGTTTCCCGTTGGAGGGCAGCGGTTTTGCGTGGAGCTTCAGGTTGTCTGTAGACACATTCGCCACAGAAAACAAAACGACACGTTTCAGGAAATTGAAAACAGGCGTCGGCAGGCCATTGCTATGTACTCCCTCCCACTGCTTGCCAATGAAAAAGTTCTCATTGACATTCACGCAGTCATACAGCTGAATTCCCTGATTAAACTGGACCCCAGCCTGATACTCCGCAGACACCTTCTGAGGTGTCGGGTCAAACTTCTTCATTGCTCAACTCCTTACTTCACGTTCCCGGCATACCGCAGTTGAATGTCCGTCTCCAGAACAGTCGCCGTCGCGGATGCGCTCTTGCTCTTGAAAATCAGCTTGTAGAAGGTTGCCTTCTTCACCTTCAGCTTCAGCCGGTCCACTTGGGGTTTCCGGTTGGTTCGGAAGGACCAATGACGGAAATCCGCATGGGTGAAGGTCGCCAAGCTGGATGCCACAACCTTCTCCGGGTAGTCGCTCCTCCGGTTACTCTGTGCCGTCACTGTGATCCGGGCGTTGGTTTCCGGCTGGATTGCAACGAACAGCATGGGGGAGTATTTCAGCAGCCAGTCCTTGTCAAAGTCCATGGAGCCAGTGGCGGCATAGGCATCGATCTCTTCTGTATCATCATTTCGATACTGCCGGGACAGATGCTTGATTTTTCCATCCTCCGTGATGCCGTAGGTGTCATCCTCCACATCCACCATCTGCCGGAACGGCATATTGGTGTAGTAATACCAGCTGTCATTTGCGTAGTTCAGAATGACGGCGTTTCCGTTCCACAAAAACCAGTATTCGTGCTCCCGCTTTCTGTTGAAGGCCCTGACCTCCGAAAGCGCCCAACCGCTGATCGTGGCCGCGATCCGATCTGAAATGCGCCGTGCATTCTGCTCATTGTCCGTGATATTCCCGGTGCTGGACGTAGACCGCCACTGGTAGATGCTGCTGCCGTCCAGTGTCAGTGGATTGTTTTCCAGTAACCGCACCTGTCCGGGAGCGTCATTCCCGATCTGCCGGTTGACAGGAAGCACATAAAATCCGGGCGTGGTGATTCCGGTGTCCAGCGTCACGGTGCTGTAGGTGATCGACCATGCGCTGTCCCGCTTGAAGGCCAGCAGCCGGGCATAATGCCGCACAAGAGCGGTCAGCGGCGTGTTGCTGTCCCCGATGGCCGCCTCGTATAAGTCCGGGAAATAATCCGCCGACGCGAGGCCGGTGTCTCCGTTGATTCCGCTGTAGATGGTCCGGTTTGTCCCATCTCCATACAGGAACACACGGGTATCGTTGGAGCCGTTGTAGAGCTCGGAGAAGTGCATCCCGGTCACATCGCCACGGGCGCCATCGCCTTTCTTGTAGGTGATGGTCACAGTATTCGTCCCCTTAGCTGGGGCTGTGTTGAAGGTCACTTTTCCAGCCGCGGTGTCGGCGGTATACTGCACATCCGTCCCCTCTACCGCGGTCACACTGTCGATCTCTTTCTCCGGCAGAAAAAAGTCTTTCGCCTCGCCGTCCGGGGAGAAGCGTACACGCCGCAGCCCCGTCAGCCGGTTCACATTCTCCAGCTGTGTTCCGCTGCCCTCCGGTGTGGTTGCTGTCTGTACCAGCGGGATATAGCCCTCCACATCCTGAAAGGTCTCCTCTGCTTCTCCAGTCCAGCTCTTGTACTCATGGCCGTTCAGCAGATAAACCTTCTCGTCAAAGCCGAAAAAGGAGGTCTCGTCCTGGGTACAGGTCCCTACTGCCTTTACACTCTCCAGCAGAATGTCCACATCGAAGATCACACCGCCAAAGGCGCACAGCAGATGGTATTTCCCTCCCACCATGCCATACCAGCAGCCGCAGAATACCGGATGCTCTTCCACGCCTTCTTCCTGACTGTCCGCCCAGCTATCCCAGGCAGAGCGAAGGGCAAGAACCGTCTGCGTACCTGGACGGATTTGGAGATGACCGTCTCTGGTAATGGCAAAGTTCCGCATCTCAGAGAGCTCTCCGACTCTGATTTTGGTGTCGCCATCCTGATTCTCGTTCAGTCCCAGAAACTCTTTGATTTTCAGAATGGTCAGATTGTTCGATGTGGAAATGCTTGCCACAGGTCAGTCACCCCCTCCATAGGTCAGATAATCGTCTGTCATTTCTCCGCCGGTCATCTCGTCGTCGTAGTCCGTCATCCCGGCGCTATCGAAGTCCTCCACTTTCGGCGGAACCGGTTTCTCCGCGCTCAGTGTCCGGGTGACACAAAAATAACGGCAGGCATCGCAGATGTGGGTGATCTCATGGGGTTCCGTGGCACAGTCCGACGGGTTTTTGTCATCGTGCTGGATGGCTGGAAGATTCGTGCAAAGCCCCTTGCAGTCCTGCGTCACCAGCAGGCCCGGCCGGTCCTTTTCGCTGTTCAGTGGTTTCAGCATCTCCTTGACTGCCATCCAGCCCTGCACACGGTTGTTGCTGGCCCGAATGATGCCAACGCCGTTTTCCATGAACAGCTCTGCCATGCTCTTTCCGCTGTCCTTTTGCCGGTTCCACATATCCGGCGGTGCCGCCGTGAACTCGATCTGCTCCCAAGACGGCGTCAGGTCCAGCATCAGCTTTGCTGCCTCGGATACAATGATGCCGCTCTTCTGTACCTCGCGATACACATAGCAGCGCCCATCGAAATCAACAGCAATCCAGAGGCAGGCAAACATATCCAGGCCATAGTCGAACGCCCGGTACTTCTTCCACTCCGCCGGAATCCTCCAGAACGGTTTGATAATATGAGTCTCCGCCCGGAACTCCGGGAAGAATGTTCCGGCCAGAGCGTCCCAATCGCCATACCGCCAAGCCGCCCGCACATCGTCCGGCAGCAGGTCTAGCATCTGCACATACTCTGGGGACGCCTCCAGCAGCTGGGGATTATCATCCACCGTGGCGTGAATGAAGGTATAGTCCTCTGCTTTTTCTCCGTTCTGATACTGACGGGAGATAAACAGGCGTTTGACCCACATGTGCCCAACTCCGCCGGGGTTACAGGTCAGGTACATCCGGCGTGGAAACTTCGTAGCACCGCGCAGACAGGCGCCCAGTGTTCGGAACTGGTATTCCGTGAATTGTGTCGCCTCGTCCATGAAAATCCAGTCGTATTCCTGGCCCTGATATTCCACATCGTCTCCGCTGCTATAATGTCCGAACTTGATAACACTTCCATTGGAGAAGAAAAACATGTGCATGGTGGCGTTATATGCTGCGATCTCTGCCGGAATCAGCTTCCGCATAGGCAGAATCATCGTCTGCTCCAGTTCCGGATACTCTTTTCGGACAATCAAAATCCGGATTCCCGGATAGGTCATCGCACCGCCAATTGCTTTAATCCGCACAACATGGCTCTTCCCGCCGCCGCGGGCGCCGCCGTATCCAACATAGCGAGACCGCGCCTGACAGAACTGCTTCTGCTTTGGGTTCAAATCTCCCAGAGCCAGATTGACGGCTCCGCTGTTGTTTCGTGCTTTCTTGTTTGCCATGCGCTCACCTTTCAGGGAATGACTAGGGGAATAGGCCCCCTTGCGGGGGCCCATATTGCTTACTCGTATGCCTTATCGGCCTCCATGCCGCAGCAGCCGTCCTTGATCTGGATGCACCGCATGACCTGGCCGGAAGTCAGCGTCACGCCGCCGGAGGGATAGGTCTCGGCAGTCGAGCTGTACCGGGGGTTAGTCCCGTCCACCGTGTACTTGTAAACATTGCTGCCTGGTTCTGTGATCGTAACCTTGTGCGAAGCAATCGACAGTGTGGGAGCCGACAGAACAGCCGCGTTACTGCCGCACACCGCAACGCCGTCGCCCTTGGTTGCCAGGATAAAGCTGTCATAGTAGGTGACGCCCTGCACCACAGGACCGGCATAGCCCTGTACCTTGGGCAGCACGTCATACTGCTGCAGCTTTACGGGGTCCACACTGGATCCCTTGTACTTGATTAGGAAGTACACGCCGGAGGGCAGATAGCTCTTGGGGATGGTGACGACTTTCGTTCCGTCCACTTCACCCACAACACCCTTTGCCAGCGCCTTGGTGCCCAGGCCCTCCAGATTGATGAAGTCCGGGTTCTGCTTCAGCAGCTTGTAATACTCCGTGGGGATGTACAGTGTCCGGTTCTCCACCGGGACAAAGGCGTCCGTCATCTTGGCGTTGACATCGATGATGTACTCCACAATGGTGCTCTTGGTGGGCGCTGCGGAGGGCTGATACTGGATGTTGGCGCCCTCACACCACTTTCTCAGCCGGTACTTGTCCATGTTGGGGATGGTGACCTCGTCCAGCTGACGCCGCAGGGACTTTCCCGCCGACTTCTCGATGGCTTGATCGCTGTTATCCAGAGGCTCAATGACAAATGTAAAGGCAGGCGCCTTGTTCATCGTCATCTCCTGGATCGTGTCGCCCAGGTTCTTCGGGGTGCCGAATCGGTTGCCATCTGCAGTCCGGTTATAATCGGTCTCCGGCACAGTATCCACGGAGTAGACACGGATGGTCTTGGCTCCTACAAAGGAATATTCGTGGCCTGCGGCGGAGTCCGTGATGGATGCCTTGTGAAATCTCTCTGCGATTTTGTCTGCGTATTTGATCGTGTAATTAACTGCCATGTGGCCCTCTCTTTCTTTTCACCAGATGCGAGAAGGCCCCTGAAATCAGGAATCCCAGCCATCCAGGAACGGGTCCTTGTTCTTGTTGTCCGCACCGGCAGACTTCATGCTGCCAGTGGACCGCTCCGTATTTTTCTGGTTCTGCTTGATGGCAGAAGCATTGTGTTCTGCCTTGGCGGCCTGCTCATTCGCCCGTGCCACCTGCCATCTGGCATAACTAGCAACCAGGGAAAGGCCGCTTTTCACGCCGTCCCATACCTCTTTTGGAATTCCCTTCGGGTCCTTTGCCGCATCAGGAAATGTCTTTTGAAACTCTTGAATATCCGCCATCCTGCGCTGTTCCGCGGACTGCTTCTGGGCCTCGGCGTCCCGCTGCTCCCTCTGCCTCTCCGCTTCAGCAGCTTCCTTGGCGGCTACGGTTGCTTCACGGTCCTCCAGCTCCACGGCCCTTTTGGCCTCTTCTGCATTCAGGCCCTCGGCTCTCTTAGCCTCCTGGCGGATGTGGGCAATATAGTCCGTGGTGTTCATGCCTGCCTTGTTCGCAAACTGGTTGAACAGGTCCATCACAGGCCGGAATTCCTCATACTTTCCGTGAATCCGGTCATAGTCCAGGCCCTTTTGAGCAAGGGCCGTCAGTTCCTGTTCGTTGACTGTCTTGTCCTCGCCTAAATGGCGCAGCGTCCAGGTTTTTGGTGTGGTCTCCGGTTCCTGGGCCTCCGGTGCCTCCTGCTTCTCCGGTTCAACGTCTTCGCCCAGTTTGGCGTCAGTGTTTTCGTTGCCAGCAGCAGGTGTTTCCGGCGACTTCTGCTCTTCATCAGCAGGTGTTTCTTCATGCTTCGGCTCCTGTTCTTCCGGCTGGTCTGCCGGGCTTTCCAGAGTCTCCGCCCCGTCGAATCCATCCATGAAGGAGTCAACCGCGGTCTCGGTCTCCTGCTCCAAACCGGTGGTATTCTCTTCCATTGGTTCCTTCTTTCCCCGCCTGGTCTGGCGGCGTGTATTTCAAGCGTCCGTGGTCTCGGGCGTCTTGCTCAGAAAAACAAAAAAGACGCCAAAGCCGGGATCATTCCCAGCTCTGGCGTCTTGCGCTCTAGCTTGTTATTTCATTTTGAACTCCGGCAAATTTCCGGTGATCTCCTGCCCCATGAAGATTGTGGGCCACCACTCCCGCCTGCACTTGCGGCAGTATACCGGCGTCCCATACAGAACCGTGTTTCCCGTCACCTTCTGGATACCCTTATGGCATTTGGGGCAGGTGTACCATCCATGTACTACCATTGGCCGAACCACCCGTATTCAATGCCGCCCCAGCGCGAAAGGTAGTTGTCTCCGCCGCCTCCGCCGTACACATCCTCCACGCTCTCGATGCCGGAAGACGGCAGACGGCTTTTGGCCGTGTTCAGATTCTCCAGGTATGTCTGCCAGAAGAAGTTCGCTTGTGTGGGGTTCTCTTCCGTCAGCAGCAATCCGGCCAACCCATAGGGCAGAACGTTCCGGCAGATGTAGTCATCGAGGTCCAGGTAGTCATCCAGAGACGTCACACTGTCCAGAGATGGTCTGGTTTTCGTCCCATCCGACAGGTCCGGATACGTGTCACTGTAAGGATAGACCTGATCCAGCAGCGTGTTCAGGATGTTTGGCGTCCGAAGCGCGTATTCGTTCGTATCTGTTGTACGGGTCGCGCCTGTGGACTCGTTCTGCGCATCCATCAGGTGGATCGCCATATCAAAAACATCCTGCACAGATGCCATTACAGACCTCCTACATCAAAGCCATCTTTGCCATTGACTGAAAATGTCATCAGGTTTTGGATGCCCTCGTCGATCTCCTTGGACCGGCGCTGCTCGTCCCTGTCATCTTCTGCCTGCGGGTTCGGATTCTTCTTCGCCGCCGCTTCCTGCCGCTCCCTTCCATTTGTGAAGGAGCCGACCTTTACTCCGGCCAGGGCAACTACAGCGCCAAACAGGAAACAAGCCAAATACTCCATCATGCGAAATCACTCGCCTCCATGTTCTTTCCCATCTGGACACTGACTTTCACTTCTGCATTGGCTTCCACCTTGTCCTGATATCCGCCGTACCGCTTCTGTTTCAGCGCAAAGATCGGCATCGGGGCTTTCGGATTCCGGTACGCCATCTGAACAGCAGCGGCGGACATCCGCATATAAGCCATCTGGATCGTCTCCTGCAGGTATTCGCAGCGGCGGCCATTGTACCAGTTATCCAGCGTCATGAGTGAAACACCCAAGTACACGCCAAGAGAAAATTCCTCGGGGACATCGCCGCGCTCCGCACATTCTGCAAAGTAAGCGTCCAGCTTTTCCTGCAGTTCCTCCGCAGTTTCATATTTCGCCCCCGCTCCCGTCCGCTTCTCCGCTTTCGGCTCCCCAGACGCTTTTTTCGCTCTCGGCATGTCCTCACCGCCTTGTATCAAAATCGCCCCACCGCTGCTCTCTCCACGTAGGAACGTAGCAGTCAACACAAGCGGTAGGGCAACCGCACCGCATGTCGGCTTCGATTGCGAAACTCTGGTACGGTCCCCCAGTTTCTAGTCCCCATTATAAGCCCCGCGGTCAGGGCAGGGCTGGAGGAACACCCTGCCCGCCGCAGGTGAGAAAAGAAGATGGTAGGCTTTCGCCTATCTATACTCTACCACAGATCACTTCCAAATCGTTCAGCATATTTTATGCACCCCTGTTTTGTACCCGATAATAGTATTTTAAGGCCAGATTTCAGAACATATCCCACCTGTTTTTCTGGTATCCCCCTGACCTGTAGAGAGTTGAGGGGATGTAGGAAATATAACCTATGCCGTTCTCAGCGAGGCCGCCCGTTTTTCCGCTACCCCTCCCCCCTTGTTATCCATCATCTACAGCCCCGGGCACCTGCACACCACCGGCCACGCCAACGCAGGCCGCAGGGCCGGGGAGACATCAAGCTGCAGCCAGGGCGGCTAACCGACACAAAAATTACACAGAAAACCGCAAAACCATTGCAAACACTAGATTTGCGTTTAACAAATAGTTAATTCCCATTTTCCCGAACCGCGTCTTTGTTATTTCTCTATCAATTTAATTCAATTTTTTTAAGCATTTTCGGATGGCTCTTTCTTGTACTTTCTTCAAAAATTTGCCCTCTTTCCATTCTCCTTGCATTCCCTCTGCGCTGTCTGGGCAGACAAAGCAAAAGCGCCACCAGCAGGAGCCAGTGGCGCAAGGGGGTCTGTTAAGGGGGGTTATATTCTTTCTTGTTTCTTTGGGGGGGATTATAGGGGGGATAGAGATAAGGGGTTTAAGGGGAAAAGGGAAAGGGGGGACAAGGGGGCGTTTCTTTGTTCTTTCTCGAAAAGCGGCCGGTTAAATCTTGTCTTTGATGGCGTCAATGATCCAGGCGTTGACACTCTGCCCGGCGGCGGCGGCCCTGGCCTCGATCTGTTGCTTTGTAACACCATCGCTCCCGTCTTTATGCAGTCTAAAAACCACCCTTTCCAGTTTCTCTAAATACCGTTCATTTCCTCTCCTCTTTGCATCTGTTGACATGAACATATACCTCCAGAAATATAGCAAAATTGATGCAATCTTTATGCTATATATCATATCACAGCAAAAAACATGGCACCATGAACAGCTTGCACAAAAAGTTCATGGCAACATTGTACATGATGACTGCTTGACATTCATGGCAACATGAATTATGATTGAACCATCCCAAGCGGAACACCGCATGGGACGGCGGCACCTTGACAATCGAATATCGGCACCGCTATAATGGGAAACGAGGTGATAGCGATGGACAAAGAAATGCTGGAAGCAATCGGGCAAATGATGGAATCCCAAACAGCAAAGATCAATCTCCTCATTGAGAATGATGTTACAAAGAAAATCAATCTCATTTATGAAAAGCTCGACAGCATTGATGAAAAGTTGGAGAAAATGCCAACACCAGAAGATCTTGCCATTGCCAACGGACGAATTGAAGTTTTGGAGGCAATCGTTAAGAAGCTGTCCCGTGAAGTCGCAGAGTTGAAGAGAGCCCAATAACTACATACCAAACAAGGCGGTGCCGGTATCCGGTGCCGCCTTTCTTTTATATCGAACAGCAACCACGACAAATCAAACAGGAGGTATAACACCATGACAACCTATTTCATCAACTGCAAGACCCTGGACGAGCTGAAGAAATCCTATAAGGCTGCGGCCATGAAGTATCATCCCGACATGGGCGGCGATACGGCCACCATGCAGGCGATCAATGCCGAGTATGAAGCCCGGTTTGAAGTCCTGAAGCGGAGCCAGAACACCCAGGCGGCCGAGGATACCACCGGCCGGACGAAGGCCACCACCGAGAGCGCCGGTGACTTTATCCGGATCATCGACCAGCTCTTGAAGCTGGACGGTCTGGAGATCGAGCTGTGCGGCCGCTGGCTGTGGATCGGCGGAGAGACCATGAAGCACAAGGAAGCGTTAAAGGCCGCCGGTTGTCGCTGGTCCTCCACCAAGAAGCTGTGGAGCTGGCACTTTGCAGAGGACGGCAGCCACTGGCACAGGGGCAGCAAGACCATGGCGCAGATTCGCAGCAAGTATGGCAGCACCACCTTCAGCCGTGAAGCCGCCAGAAATGACGCACTCCCCGCTTGACGGGGAGGCGTCCAGGGCAGGAGGCTTTACAATGAGCGTAGACTGGAAGAACCTTTTTCGCCGCTATGGCGGTGTTTCCAAGGAGGCAGACATCCGGATCAGTGGTTATCTGATCCGGCCGGACTGTTTGACGCGGGACCGCATCCGGTGGAATGACGAGAGCGCCGCCCGGATCATTGCAGACTGCGAAAAAATTACAGAAGAGCTGAGGGGATACCGCCAAGCGCTGGCGGCACGATATGCCGAGCTGTCCGCGATGCCATACTCTCTCCGGCTGGACCTGATCCGGGAGCGCAGATGGAAAGGCCCGGTCACCTATTGGCTCCGGCTGGTCCGGCACTACGAGGACGGCCACGAGGAAAAGGAATGGTCCAAGGACTGGCCCGGCAACGAACGGCACAAGGCATTGAAAGCCTACCGGGAAGAGCTGAAAGCCCGCCCCGGAATAGAAACAAAGCTGGACATAGAGAAAAGCCGGTGGGAGCATTGACGCTCCCCCGGCTTTTCTCATTCACAGCTAAGTCACAGCAATAGAACAGAACCATTGATTTTTATAGTTTCTATTTTACAGACTGTTTAATTTCATCGAATTTCATCCAACGACTAAAATCACTGTCTTTCCCTTGCAGCTCTAGCTTTTTGCGGCATCCAATTAAGTTACCTTATATTACTTCAAATTACCCATGAAATTCACAGTAAATTCACAGTTAGCGGTGCATAACATTCACAGTGGAAAACTATGTGGAAAACTATCCCTCTCTGGCGTCCATGTAAGCTCCCAGCAGTTGGGCCGCAGTTGCCTTGTGCTCTTGTCGCAGATGGGTGTAAACGCTCTCCAGAACCTCCGGTGTGTCTCCCAGTATCTCCGCAGCCTGCCGGGGGTCAAGCCCCGCCTCATAACAGATCGTGGCGAAGCTATGGCGGAAGCAATGTGGCGTGATTGGGAATGTCTCATGGATTTTCCCGTCGCTGGTCTGGACGATTTCATTCAGCCCCACATCCTGGCAGTACCTCCGCCAGTTTTTAGCGATCTCCCCTTGTTTCATAAATCCTCCGTCTCTGCCTGGGAAGATCAGCCCCGCTCTGGTTTTGGGCAGGGCGTCCGCCAGCGGCTGCAGCAACGGAATGTCCCGTCTGCCGTTCTCGCTTTTCAAGTGGTTTTCGAGTGTCGGTGTGGTACTGTAGGCGTAGTTTAGTTTTTTGGTCACATGGATGACTCCGGCTTTCCGGTCAATGTCCGCATAGGTCAGCGCCAGGGCTTCTCCCCGCCGCATCCCAGTATAAAGCAGTAGATACGGAAACAGCCACCAGTGGGCTTTCTTCTCCCGCCCCGCTGCCTTTACGGCGGCCTCCTGCTCTTCGGTCAGCGCCTCCCGGTGCTTCACAGGCAGCCCCCGGCTCTTCTTGATCTCCGCAGCCGGGGAAATATCAATATCTCCGGAGATCACCGCATGGGCGAATATCATCTTGCAGACACACAATTCAATAGAAACGCTGTTGGCGCTCCTCCCCTGCTTCTCGAACGCGGAGATATACCGCTGGATATCCAAGGGCCGTATCTCCTTCGCAGGTCCGGGGAACGCCTCTTTCAGACGCTTCACGGCATAGGAGTATACCCGCCGCGTGGATTCTCCAATATCCCCTTCGTGCTGCACCTCCCACTCGTCCGCAATCTTTGGGAAGTCGCGCCCACGCTCTTTCTGCTCCTGGTATTCCAGGATTTTTCTGTCCACCTCGCGGCAGCTCTTTCCCCGGAATGCCACCCGCTTTCCGTTGATGGTCCGGATCGCCTCAAAGAGCCCGTCCGGCCTCTGATGATACTTGCTTTTCTTCGCCATCTTCTTTTCCTCCTATTGCTTCATCAGGAGGTCTGTGCTATACTGTGAACAGACCTCCCGGCTTCGTGGTTGCTGTTCGGGGTGTCGTTGTGCCGTCCGGGTGCGTCAACGCCCGGGCGGTTTTCTTTTTACATTCCCGGCAACGGAAATCGCCGCTTCGTAATGACGCGCCCCAGGCAGACCAACATCTGCCCGCTGTTGCGGGTAATCACCACATCCGCGTCCGCTCTCTCCCGGTTCAGGGAAAACAAATAGGTAATCCCCAGCATCCGGTCATAGTGGTATTGTTTAATGACCGCATCACCATCCACGGAGAACACGCCAATATCACCATCACGCAGCGGGTCCTTATTGCAAAAGACCCTGCTCCCATTCGGGAAATACGGCTCCATGCTGTTACCGCTGATCCGCACAGAGAAAACGGCGCCTTTCGGGTCTCCCGGCTGCAAGGTGTATTCATCGTAATCCTCACCCATGATGGGGGAAGCCATACCGGCCGCAGGCTCCGACCAGAAGTCCGGGATTGTCAGTTTTTCTTCCTCCTGTTCGCCTGTATCCCGCAGAAATCTCTCTTCATCTTCCATTCGGGCCATCTCAACATCTGCTACCTGCCGGAGCGCCTGCTTGCCCCAGCGGTCCAGCCCGTCATAGTCTTTCGCCAGCCGCAGTGCCTCGCTCGAATAGAGCGGGGCTTTATTTATATCTAATCCGGTTCCCAAAAGCTGATCGCCTGTAATGCCAAGAGCATGCGCCAGCTTTTTTATTTTGGGGACATCCGGCTTCCGGTTTCCTTTTTCATAACCCGTAATCGTGGTCTTTGCAACGCCGACCATTTCAGCGAGTTCCTCTTGCGTGTAGCCGCAGCTTTCCCGGAACTCTTTTAATCTCTCACCAAAAGTCACACTATCGCCTCCTTAGCTTGATTATAAGTTTGCATTTTGCAAATGTCAATGATAAGTTTTCGGAACGCAAACTTTTTCCTCAATATCTCTTGACAAGTTTGCAAATCGAGACTATCATATAACTAGAGTTTTCGGAACGCAAACAGTGAAAGGAGCGTGAAATATGTTCCCTAATCTCCTGGGGCAGAAAGCCCTGCATAAGCTGACAGAAGAGGATATGGCAAGGATCATCGGAGTCAGCCGAACCGCATATCAGAGCAAAACCAAGTCAGGTCGGTTTACTCCCGCAGAGTGCCGTGCCTACTGCCAGTATTTCGGGAAGAAGTTTGAATACCTATTCGCAGAGGACGGTGATGAGTACGCCAGCTAAAAAGGAGCCGCCCCGGCGGCAACCGAGGCGGCTTTTCTTATGGAAGCATTCTTATTCTAAATGTGCGCTGGATATTTTTGATCCGCTGGTATCGTTCCACAAAATCCGGGAGCTTTTCCATTGGCTTACATACTGAACAAGCGCATTTTCCGTGCTGCTTGGCTTCACAGATATTTACGGCCCTTCCGCCTTTTGCCATGCGACACCCCGGCTTGTGATAGCAGGCTCCGCTCCCTGTGACATATACGATAAATGGGTCCGGTCCCTCTGCTTTGCCCTGTAATGTGTGCGGGAAATCGTGCCCGTCAAAGTAAGCCCAATCTGGAACACCTGCTAACTCCCAGACACTTTTCCCTTCCAGAAGATTTCTGTATTGTTCCACCGTTCCTGCACAGATTGCTGGCTTGGCTGCCGCATCGCACAATGTTTCCGGCGGTTTCTGTACATTGCTTGGAGGAAGCTGTTTTTTCTTTATCCGTGTGTTTTTCCAGGCCTCTGAAACCACCATGAACAGGAAATCTCCAAGCGGGTAAATGACAAACACGAAAAGGAAAAAAACAAGTGCGACTTTTGCACCAGTGCTCATTTTCTTTTCGCTATCTGTATTCCCTGTAACTGAAATTTCTGGTTTTGAATCTTCCTGAATAACTGCTGGAGGAGCTTCAACATCTGGTACATCGTATCGGTGACGGTATTCATCATAAGAATACGTGTCGTATTCTGAATCTACGCCGAGTTCTGGCGGTGAGCACCTGGAACACCCACGGTATCCCTTGTCCACAGCTCGTTCAAGCGTCATCTCGATCCTGCTTTTCAGATAGGAGCATCCGTCCCTGTGATAACACTCCCCTGTGTTTGTCACATAGACCAGCACGTCTCCATTGTATGCCGCTGCACTCCCTTGCAGAGCAAAAACCAAAAACAGGATCAAAGCAATTTTACGCATAGCATCCCCCCTCATAGTCCCACTCTACACCAACAGGAAAAATTTTGCAATAAAAAATCCCCCCGCCAGTGCTGACACACCGACGAGGGCTGCGGAACCTATTGAAAGCGCCAACAGGCCCGCGAGGACAGTATACCATTCCTCCGGGCGGAAATCAATCGCAAGGAGGAATTTACTTTGAACGAAAACAGCACCATCAAAGACCTGGAGTCCCAGGCACGCAACACCAAGCGGCTCATGGACAAGCTCAACCGGGCGGCCTACGGCATGACCTTTGACGAGGCTCTGCGCCTTCGCCCGTCAGACCCGAACAGCAACCACGACCATCAAGAAAAGGAGGACCCGAATGTCTGAGTCAAGATACTACCGCGACAACCTCGCGGACATTCTAGAATTCACCGAAGGGCGGCACCTGCTGTCCCTGGAGGATGTCCGGCGCTTCACCGGCATCAAGAAATACAGCACTTTGAAGAACCGCTTCCCCTTCAACGGCTCCAAAATCTCCGCCGCCACCCTGGCCCGGAGTCTTTCGGAGGTGTCGCAATGATCCTTCAAATCATCGTTCTGACCGCTGGAGCCATCTCCCTGACAAACGGCCTCTTCTGGATACTGGACAGACTGGAGGGCCACAGATGAACATTGGAGACAAGCTGTGCCTGGAACCCACCATCCCCACCAGCGCCTTTGTGACCGCAAGGACAGGCCCGCATCCCTGCCAGGTGGTCTCCATCAACGAGCGGCACCATCATTTCACCGTGGAGTTCGATTTCCCCGAAGGCAGCTTCCGGGAGACCTACAAGGAGGAATAACGCATGGATGAACAAGAGTTGAAAAATATTTTGGACAAGCACTTTAAATGGCTACGAGGCGAAAATGGCGGAAAACGGGCCAACCTGTCCAGGGCCGACCTGTTCGGGGCCAACCTGTCCGGGGCCAACCTGTCCGGGGCCAACCTGTTCGGGGCCAACCTGTTCGGGGCCAACCTGTTCGGGGCCAACCTGTTCGGGGCCAACCTGTCCGGGGCCAACTACATTGAAAAGGCAAAAAATTTATTTTATCCCATTGCCTGCCCGGAAATCGGCGCTTTTGTCGGCTGGAAAAAGGCAAGGGTCAAAACCAGCGGTCATGAGTGCATTGTAAAGCTGGAAATTACCGAAGATGCCGTGCGCAGTTCCGGAACAGGCCGGAAGTGCCGCTGCTCAAAGGCAACCGTTTTGGAGATTCAGGATTTAGAGGGGATTGTATTGGAGCAGGTCGCCGTCAGTGATAGAGATGAGAACTTCCATTACATTCCCGGAACTGTGGTCTCCGTTTCGGATTTCGACGAAAACCGCTGGAACGAGTGCAGCACGGGCATCCATTTCTATATTACCCGAGAGGAAGCGGTGAGGCATATCTTATGAAAAAGCTGACCC